CGAGTTTCATAAACTGGTCGATGACGCCTACATCAACCGGGTGCAGGGCTGCGCCGACCCGCGCACCCGCACGGTGTTGTGGGCCTTCCCGGCGATCGGCGGCGGCGGCCTGCTCAATCGGATGCTCGTCTACAACTGGGAGCTGAGCCGGGCCGCGTTGGTCGAGCTGGAGCCCGAGCAGGTTGTCGAGTGGCTGAGCAAAGCCATGTACGGCACCAGCTACACGCTCGACAGCATCGACGGCTTCGGCGACCTCGACACCATCTTCCCCAGCTTTGACGACCCGTTCTGGGTCGGCAACCAGTCATCCCGGCTGACTCTGTTCGACAACGCCCACCGCCTCAACATCGGCGGCGGCCCGGCGCTGGCGCCGACATTGGAAACGGCCGAGCTGCAGCCGGTGCCGGGCCGCCGCGCCTGGATTGATCTGGTGCGGCCCTTGATCGACGGCGGTGTTGCCACGGTTGCGGTCGGGCACCGCGAGCGGCTTACCGACCCGGTGACCTGGGAGCCGCCGGTCCCGACCAACATCATCGGCGAGTGCCCGCAACGCTGCACCGGGCGCTATATCCGGCTGCGCATGGCAATGCCGGCGGGGCAGGGCTTTGAGCATCTTCAAGGTTTAGATTTGAGCCAGTTGCGGCCGGAAGGCAGCTTGCGCTAATGGCGGCGCACAGCTCGACCGAGACCGAGATTATCCTGCCGGTTGCGGCGGATCAGCCGCAATCGGGTTGGCCGGCGTGGTTGCGCGACATCGCGAATGCGGTCAACCGGCTCGGCTCGTCGCTGAACAAGGTTTCGGCTGCGGTGCCGGGCGGCGTGCCGGCCGAGCTTGCCGCCAAGGTCGACCGGGCCGGCGACACGATGACCGGCAATCTTGTGTTCAGCACCGAGCCGCACGGCATTACCTGGACGAACAGCCTGGGCGAGACGGGGCGCCTGTACGGGGTTTCCGGCCCCGGCGGCCCTGGTGGGAATGGCACGCTGGTTGTCGGGACCAGCGCCGACCCCGGTTATGCGCCTGGCTCAATTCCGACCACGATGCATGTAATGGCGCAGGGGGCAAAGAACGCGCTGGTCGGCGAGGTGACGGTCGACGTGCCCGGTGCAGGTAACTGGGTCGGCACCACCGGCTACGGCAAGGTTCCGCTTGGAACTCAGGCGGCGGTGTTCGGGCTTTATGGCTTGAGCGAGTTGTATCATACCTCGGGGATTGTCGTCGGCGGCGAGGCGACGGCGCGCAACTTCAGCGGCACCAACGCCAGCACGGCGGTGCCGCCGCCGACTTGGGATGTTAGCCAGATTGTCTGCAATGGCTGGCAGATAAGTTGCGGCACCGGCCTCGGGCATCCGCCGGGCGCGGCTAAGGACGCCTCGACCGGCCTTTACATAACCAATGAATCGGCCGACCCGGCCGCGCCCAGCTTTGCCAACGGCATAGTCGCCAACTGCTATCGCCAGTACGGCATGTACATCATGGATAGCGGCCCTGGCACTCGGACGCAGCTTGTGCTGGACAACAACGGGGCTGGGATCAATCTGGTCCTGCGGACGACCGGGACCGCAGTGCCGTCCAATGCGGTGTTTGCCCACTTCGACAGCGGCAATGTCGTCAAGTCGGCGATTTTCCAGAACGGCGACATCCACGGCAACAGCCTGGCGTTGGCGGTACCGTTGGCGGTCGGCTCGGGCGGCACTAACAAGACCACATGGACCGCCGGTTCGGTGGCGTTCGCCGCCTCGGCAACCGGGTTCGGCGAGGACAATGCTAACCTGTTCTGGGACGACGCCAACAACCGTCTCGGCATCGGCACGGCAGCGCCCGGTTTTCCCCTGCATGTGGCGGGAGGCAGTGCCGCGCTCACCGCGCTGCTGCAAGGCAGCGGGACGGATGCACGGGCGCGGGTGCAGAACCTGGCCGCTGCCTCGGCGGCCAACTCGGCGACGGTCGACCTCCAGGTCAACTCATCGACGGCGGGGCGGGTTGCCTGCTCGATGCAGGCGTTTTTGTCGGATACCACCGACGCCACCCGTACCAGCGCGGTTATATTCAACGTCCAGAATGCCGGTGCCTCTATCGAGATCATGCGGTTTGCTGGAGCCAATGTCAGCATTGGCAGTACAACTCCGCAGCGTCGACTCACCGTCAAAGGGACGGGGACGACTTTAGGGGTTGGTGATTTTGTCACCGAGATCACCAACACGCACGCCACGGTTGGCGACGGCGTGCTGCTCGTCGCCGGCGGCCCCAACAGTGCGGACACAGGCACTCTGCTGGTAATGTTCAACGACGCCGGGTCCAATACCATTCAGGGGTATATTGCCCGCAACGGCGCCGCCGCGGTCGTCTACGCGACAACCTCGGATGAGCGGCTCAAGGCCCGCATCCAAGACAGTGACGCCGGGCTCGCCGCGGTAATGCAGATTCCGGTGCGTGATTTCGAGTTTGCCGCTGACCCCGGCCGGGTGCAGCAAGGACTGCTCGCGCAGGAGCTGCACGAAATTTATCCTGATGCAGTACACGTCGGCGGCGACGATCCCGAGAAGGAGCCGTGGGGCATCGATTATGGCCGGCTGACGCCGCTGCTCATGCGGGCGGTGCAGCAACTGGCGGCGCGCGTCGAGGCATTGGAAGCGCGCGGCGGCCGGTGACCCTGACCGTCTGGGATCCTTCGACAGGCTCAGGGCAGGCTGAGCCGCGGCCACGGGTGAAGCTGCACCTGCCGCGGGTCGAGGTGCGCCTGCCGCCGATCGACGAGGTCGGCGACAAGTGGCACCTGATCGCACCGATGCTGCGGCGGGCGACGAGCCGCACCGGCTGCTACGAGCCGATCGACCTGCTCAACATGGCGATGCGCGGCCAGGTCGGCATTTGGCTATGCGAGGTCGAGGGCACGATCCGGGCCGCGATTGTCACCGAGGTCAAGCAGTACCCCCGCCGCCGCATCCTTGAGGTGATGTTTCTCGGCGGCATCGAGATGAGCGAGTGGCTCGACGACGCCATCGACGCGCTCACCGCGCACGCCAAGCAGACCGGCTGCGAGCACCTCGCGACCTCCGGGCGGCGGAGCTGGATGCGCATTCTCGGGGCCAAGCCGACTGGCGACATCATCATGACGCGCGGGTTGAAGGATTAGAGCATGTCAGGTGGCAAGGGTTCGCAGCAGACCGGCTCGGCGACGACGACCCAGACCAACCCGCTGGCGCCATACGTCAAAGGCGCCGCCGATTACCTGACGCCGTATGCGCAGGACCCGAACCGTCCCTACACGGCGCCGCCGAACCCTTTGCAGACCGCTGGTTATCAGAACCTTGCCGATACCGGAGCCAATCTTGGCGGCTGGCCCACCGCCACACAATACGATGCTTATGGCAACCTGATCACCGGCGGCGGCATCAGCCCGGCCCAGCCCGGTTATGCGCAACTCGCCGCCGGCGGCAGCGGGCCGCAGCAGAGCCTCGACCAAGTCGTCAACAACTCGTACAACGCCGCGCGAGGATTTGCCGACCCGGCCGCGCGGTACGGCAATGATGCGACGACGGTCAACAACGCCAACCTCGTCGCGATGGCCGATTACGCCAACCGGGCGGCAACCGGCGGCAATCTCGGGCTATCACAGCTCGGCGACGTGGCGACCGGCAAGTTTACTAACGCCGAGAGCAACCCCTACCTGCGCTCGATGGTCGACGCCGCCTTGCGCCCGGTGTCCGAGAATTACGCCACGTCGACGGCGCCGACGCTGGACGCCCGCTTCTCCGCCGGCGGCCGTTACGGCAGCGGCGCGGCGGACCAGGCCGCCGGCAGTGCAAGGGACGCCTTTGCCCGCAACCTCGGCGAGATATCGACTGGGATGTACGGCAAGGCTTACAGCGATGAGCGGGCCCGGCAGGATACGGCGGCGCAGCAATACGACGCCGCCACCAGAGCCAATCTCGGCCTCGGCATCAGCGGGTTAGATGCCGCATCGGCGCGCGCCCTGGCCGGGTATCAAACCGGCATCACCGGCCTCGGCGCTGCCGGTAATCTGGTCGATCAGTCACTGCGCACTGCTATCGGGGCCGCCACCCCGAACCTGGTGGCGCAGGGCACGGGCCTTAGCGGGCTCGACACCGGCTTCGGCCGCACGCTCACGGCGCAAGAGCAGGCGCTAAGGGACTATAACAACTTCGCCCAAGGGCAGATGATCCCGGCCCAGGCCGACATCCAGGCCGGCACCGGCTTGCGCGATCTCGACACGTCGGTACTGCAAGACCCCTACAAAAAGACCCAGGCATTCCTGCAGGCGATCAGCGGCGGCGGCACTGGCGGTAGCAGCTCGACGCAGCCGATCTTCGGCAACCCGCTCACCTCCGCGCTGTCGGGCGCCACCGGCGTCCTCGGGCTCGGCAAGGAATTGGGGGTCGGGAGCCTGTTCGGTAGCGGCGGTGGGGCGGCAGCGACTCAGGCAGGTTTGGGAGCACTTTTCCCTGGTGCCACGCAGACAGCGGCAGGGCTTGCGGGTTATGCCGCGATACCGGAACTCGCGTCGAGTGCTGCGGCTTTTGCCCCATCAGCCGGCAAGGGCGCCGCGTCATTCCTGCCGGCGATATTCAGCGATCGACGGCTCAAGGAAGACGACCGAGTCATCGGCAACATCGGCGATCTACCGTTGCATTCGTTCCGCTATAGAGGCGATCCGGCAACGCGCTTTGGTTTTATGGCCGATGAGGTTGAGAAGGTTGATCCCGGCGCAGTCCTCGATACCGAGAGCGGCTATAAGGCGGTCGATTATCTGCGCGCGGCGCGATCGGCGATTAAGTGATCTCGATCAAATTGTTGGCACCGGAAGTTGCGACTTGGCTGTGGCCCGAGACGCTGGAAGCCATGCTGGAGCCGGCGGTGGCGCGGACCAGTGGGCGCATGCAGGTGGAGGATGTCCTGGCCGAGATCGAGGGCGGCCGGTTCGGGTGCTGGGTCGCGTTCAGCGGCTGGGATCTCGTCGGTTGCGCCATCGCCGAGAAGCTGAAATATGCGCGGCGCAAGGCTCTCAACGTGTTGTTTATCGCCGGCCATGACCGCGACGCCTGGGCCGAGCCGATGGCGACGGCACTGGAAGACTTCGCCCGCGCGCAGGGGCTGGATCTGATCGAGGGGCTCGGCCGCCGCGGCTTCGAGCGCGTCCTGCCCGGCTATCGGGTCAGTGCCATCGCTTACGAGAAAGAGATCACGCATGTCTGAAGTCTCGACGTGGGACCCGGTCGACGGCAATAACAACAGCGCCCCGCCGAACGGCTTCCCGGAAAATATGGCTCCTTCTGGACTTAACGATGGATGCCGCGCAATCATGGGAGCCGTCAGGCGCTGGTATAACACCGTCACCGCGGCGCTGGCGGCATTGCCGACGACGTATCTGTCGCTGACCGGCGGCACATTGCGCGACGGCATAGACATTGCCCGGTTCGATACCACGGGCTGCTACAACACCACGGGCGCGTGGCTTTTCATCAGTGACGCTCGGGCCAAGTGGGATATTCACCCATATGATGCCAAAGGCTTGCAGGCCGTGTTGGCGTTGAATCCGGTCCGCTTTCGTTATTTGGACAGCGATACATACCGATATGGTCTGGTGGCGCAGGAAGTGCGGCCCGTGGTGCCCGAGATGGTGTCGGTCGGGCCGGATAATTTGTTGGCGGTAAACCCGACTCATACGGTGTTTTTGCTGATCAATGCCGTGAAAGAACTCGCGCAGGAAAACTCGGTTTTAGAGGCGCGCATCGCCACGCTGGAGGAACTCGCTCATGTCTGACTACGGAATGCTGCGCGAGCAGGTGAGAATCGCGGCAAATCGAATAGCCCCCCAGTACATTGACGTGCCGGCGATCTACCCCACCGTGCCGCCGGCCGTGGTCGGCTCGGTGCTGAACTGCACGCTGGGGAACTGGTTCGGAGTTCCGACCTCGTACACGTATCAATGGAAAAGCAACGCCGTCAACGTCGGCACCGGCGTCAACACCTACACCGTCGTCGCCGGTGACAGCACCCACTCGATGACCTGCGTCGTCACCGCCACCAACGCCAACGGCGGCACCGCGGCGCCGGCTTCCAACGCTATCGTCATCCCTTAACCAAGGAGAGCACCATGTCTGATTTTGGGGAATTGAGCAGCCGGGTCTACGAACTGGAAGGGCGGCTGCCGCCCGAATTGCGCGGTGACGGCCCTGTTGTCTCGGGCAACGGCGAGGTCGGCTCGATGCTGACCTGCAGCCCCGGAAGCTGGAGCGACAGCCCGACGCTCGCCTACGCCTGGTCCGGCGGCGGCACGGTCGGCCCCGACGGCACCACCTACGAGGTCGCGGCGGCCGATGCCGGCACCAGCATTACCTGCACCGTCACCGCCACCAACCCGCACGGCACGCTGGCGGCGCCGTCCAGCGCGGTGGCAATCCCCGGCGCCGCGGCAATGAGCGCCAGCACCCGCAGCACCTCGGCCAGCAGCAGCCACAGCAGCAGCCGCTCGAAAGAATAAGGACACCCTCCGATGGCGGGCCTGCTCGATCTGTTCAGCGGTCGCAGTAGCGACATCTACGGCAACGGCCTGCTGACCCCCGAGCAGCGCGGCGGCCTGGGCAATATCGGGCTGCTCGCGTTGGCCGGAAAACTCGGCCAGTTGGCGGGTCCGTCGTTTTCGCCGGTGCCGGATTTCGGCGCCGCTCTCGGCCAGGCCGCGGGCGCCTACGGAGCCAGCCAGGAGGGCGCCGGGACGGCGGCGCTGAATGCGATCCTGACCGGGCAGAAGGGCCGCAAGCTCGAGCAGGAGCTGGACTATTACAAGCAGCTCGGCCCGATCCTCCAGAGGGCGGCCCAGGGGTGGCCGGGCGCTGACGGCGGCGCTGGCGGCGGCGAGGGCTCCGGCAGCACGGGCGGCGGCGCGGCGGCTCAGCCTGGCGCCGGCGGCGGCGGCGGTCCCGGTAGCGATCCGCGGGGCATGATCCCGCATATTACGGCGGAAGCGACACGCCTCGGCATTGATCCTGCTGTCGCATTGCAGGTCGCTCGGTCAGAGGGCCTCGGCTCATTCTACGGTGACGGTGGGAAGTCCGGTGGATCTTTCCAGCTCTACACTGGCGGCGGTATGGGCAATGATTTCCAGCGTGATACCGGCCTGAACCCGCTCGATCCGAAGAACGAGAAGGCGACGATCACCTACGCCCTGGAGCAGGCCGCTCAGAAAGGATGGGGCGCGTGGAACGGCGCCAAGAAGCTCGGCATTACCGGCTTTACCGGGATCGGTAAGCCGGGTGCCGCGCCGACTGCCGCGGCTCCTGCCGGGGACGGCTGGTTGCCTAATTTTACCACGGGCCGGGCTGGGCTTCTCGGTGGCACTGCCGATGCCGGCGACACCACTGCGCCGGCCGGAGGATCTCTAGCCACCCGCAAGCCAAGCGAGTACCTGGCGACGTTGCCTCCAGGCATCAACGACCAGACGCCGCAGCAGCAGCATCTAGCAAACCTAGCTGCTGGGGGGCGCGGGCTGTTCCCCCCTGGTACTAAATTTAACCGAAACGGCTCGCCGATCAGCGGCGATCTGACGGCGACATTGCCGGGGCAGCAATCCGGAGCAAATATCCCGCCCGCAGTTGCTCGTTCGCTAGGCGCCTCTCGGCTTTATGGCGGGAGCGGCAGCAGCGCCGCTGCGTCGGAAGACATCTACGCTGGCGATAGCGAGCCGCGCGGCCCGGCTGGCGACCCTGGCCCGGCTGGCCCGACCGCCATGGTGTCTGGCCTACTCAGGCCAGGCGGCCCGCTCAGCCGAGGCGGCGTGCCCGGCATGCCGGCGATGCCGCCAGCCGCGGCCCCGTCTGCCGACCCAAGCTTACAGCTCGGCCCGCTGGCGCCGGCTCCCGCCGCAGCCGCGCCCGCCGCGCCGGGGCCGGGCCTGCTTGCCGCGCCGGGTGCGCTGCCGGCCGTCCCCGCGCTGCCGCGGGTCAACCCGGCCTTTGATGCCTACGCCAGACAGCTCGCCGTAGCCCAGGGTCTGGCAACAGGGGCCGGATTGCCGAACGCCCTCGGCCCGCTTCTGGAAGCGTTTAAGAGCAGCCCGGGCTATCGGGCGCAACAGATAATCGCGGAGAAGGGGGCCGCCCAGCCGTTCGAACAGGCACAGACGCTTTTCAACAAGCAGATCGAGATCGCCGGGGTGGGGCCGATCGAGGCGGCCAAGCTGCCCTACGCGCTGGCGCAGGCGTATTTCAAGGCCGAGCAGGATATCCGAACCGCGGGTCCGATCGCCGCCGCGCAGAATTTTGAACGCATCAGGGCGGACAATGCGCTGAAAGGCATCATCACCACCAGGGATGCCGATGGTAACATCAAGATCGCGGTTGACCCGGATGTCGTGAAGGCGGTGACCGGGGCGACCGTGACGGCGCCCGAGCAGGCTAAGGCCGAGATCGCGCGCGAAACCACCCGGATACAACAGGCCCAGCAGGCGGCACTGGATCTAGCAAAGCAGAGAGAACAAGTCGGATCGATCGACCCGATAAAGGCCCGCAACGAGGTGCTTGCCGGCGAATACAAGGAAACGGTGAGCGCAGCCGATGCGGCATCGAAAGCCCAGGTGCCGTTAACTCAGATCGAGAATGCAATGCCCGATTTCCGCACCGGGCAGACAGCGCAGACCCGGCTCACCTTGGCTAAAACGTGGCAGGATTTCGCATCCAATATCGGCTTGCCGCCGAATAGCGATTTCGCTCGGATGATCGCCAGCGGCGAGATCATCAACAAGAGCGGAACGACCTTGGGCTTTGAGTTGGCGCGTACCCTCGGCAGCCATGAGGCGCAGAACATCGTACAGCAGGCTGTCGCTGCCAATCCGGGGCTTGCCGTCAGTCCTGGCGGCAACAAGGAACTGATCGGGTTGATCAAGCAAGGACTGCAGCGCGATATCGACAAACGTGAGTATTTTGACAATCATTTCCGACAGTACGGCAGCTACGACAGGGCAGCGACCGAGTTCAACAGAACAAACCCTGTCGAGAAGTATGTTAGCCAGATTTTGCCCTATACGGTGTCGACGCCTGCCGATGCCGCTAAATTGCCGCCGGGAACGCGGTTCAAGAGCCCTAACGACCCGTCCGGCCTTGTCCGTACTGTGCCGGAACGCTGACGATGGGAAGCCCTTGGGACGCCTTCCCGGCCGAGGCGACAACCCCATCATCAGCGTCACCGCGAGCGGGTGGATGGGACGCATTCCCCGCCGCCGCTGAGCAACCGCCCCCGTCACCGAAGGCTGAGCCGCGGCCGTTTGCCAATCTTGGTGCGGGCGGCAACGAGGCCTTTGCCGGCATGCTTGGGTTCCCCGTCGATGCCGTTAATTGGTTGCTGCGGCAAACCGGACTGCCCGTCAGCAATGCGCCGATCGGTGGCTCCGAGAGCATCAAGAGCGCCTTCGGCCTGGTCGGGGCCGATCCGCGCAAAGTGATACCGGCCGACGAAACCGATCGTTTGGCTCGTGCGGTAGGCGAGGGCACGGTTAGCATGGCGGTGCCGTATATGGGGGGCCGGGCGATGATTGCGCACGGGATTGAACAGGGGCTTCCCGGCGCTATCGCCAGCATGCTGGGCGGCCCGGCCCCGGCCGAGGCTGGCGCTGCTCGTACCCTTGCCGGCGCTGCCAGCAACGCCACGATCGGCGGCGGCGGCGCTGCTACCGGCTTGTTGGCCGAGAATGCGGTGCCCGAACCCTACAAGCCACTCGCCAATCTTGCCGGCAATGTGCTCGGCGGCGGGCTCCTGGCTGGTGGCATGGGCCTCGGCAAAGCAGCAATCAATGCGGCGGCGAACCAGGCTCGCGAGACGCTCGGGCCGCTCAGTCAATCCTATCGCGAGGGGCTTGTCGGTGAGCGGTTGCGAGCCGGCGCCACCGACCCATCCGGCCTTGTGTCTCGTATCGACGATCTGCGCGACTTGGTTCCCGGGTCTGTCCCGACGCTCTACCAAGCGACCGGCGATCAGGGGGTCGGCCAGTTGGAGCGGGGCCGGCGCACGCTCGATCCGGCGCCATTCCTCGATCGAGCCGCCGAGCAGAACCAGGCGCGCGTCACCCAACTCGGAACGCTGGCGCCGCGGGACGCCAACCCTGGTGCGGTGCGCGATCTGTTTAGGCAGCAGCTTGCTGCGGTCGATCAATCTGGCGAGGCTAACGTCGCCGCAGCACAAGCCAACGCCAATCAGGCAATGCAACTGTCTGGCGGCCAGCTATCACGCGACGAATATGGCGCCTTGATGCGCGACCAGCTTGAAGCTGCCAAGGCTGCCAACAAGCAGGAGCAATCGCGATTATGGTCGGCGATCGACCCTGATGGCACATTGACGATCAACGCCACGCCAGTGCTCAAAACCGGGCAATCAATTCGCGAGGATATTGCGCCGGTCGCTAAGCCGCCGGAGGGCGAGGAGGCGCGCATTCTGGAAGCGACGCGAATGCTCGGCACCGCTACGCCGTTTCGCGACTACACGGCACTGCGGAGCGATCTGTTGGCGGCGATCCGACAGGAGCGGATGACCAACGGCGAGACGCAGGCGTTGCGTCGGATGCAAATGCTGCGTCAGTCCATTGACGACACAATGTCCGGACAGATCGAGCAGGGAGCAACAACCGGGGCCAGCCCGACGTTTGACGCTGCAGCGCAGGAGCGATATCGCGCGGCGGCTGATGCGACCCGAACCGGGGCCGAAACCTTCAAGAACCAGACAGTCGGCCCGGTCCTAACGGCTGGCCGCAATCAACCTTATCGCGTGCCGGACGTGCAGGTGCCGGAAAAGTTTATCGGCTCGCCGCAGGGTGTTGCGGCCTATACCGCGGCCGGCGGCGATCCAGCGACACTGCAGGCGGCGCTGGTCGGGGATCTGCGCCGTACCGCAACTGCTCCAGATGGCTCGCTTGATGTCGGCCGCTATCAATCCTGGCTCAGCCGCCGCGCTGATGCGTTGCGCGCCTTCCCCGATTTGCAGCAGCAGCTCGGCACCGTCGCGCAGGCGCAGGGCGCGGTGGATACGGCTTCGGGCGCGGCCCGGCAGCAGACTGTCGACTTCCAGCAAAGCGCCGCCCGGCACTTTTTGAATGCCGAGCCAACGCAAGCCGTTCAATCGGCGCTCGGCAGCAAAAACGCCTCGGCAGATTTTGCTCAGCTTGCCCGCATGGTGCAAGGCAACCCCGACGCACAAGCCGGACTGCAGCGGGCTGTCGCCGACTACATCAACCAACGATTTATCGGCAATACCGAGGCTGGCACATCGGGACTCGGTACCGTCCGTTCGGACCAACTGCAGGAGTTCGTCAAGCGCAACGGCGACGCGCTGACCTGGGTCATGGGCGCCGACCGGGTACAGGCATTGCGCGACATCGCCGCCGATCTGCAGCGGTCGAACCGCTCGATCGCCAGCAGCAAGATCCCTGGCCAATCCAACACCGCGCAGGACATAGCTGCGGCCGGCGGGGTGCGATCCTTTATCGGCCAGCATTTGGGACAAGGTGCGCTAACAGCGGGCGGCGCTCTGACCGGTTACTTGGTCGGGGATCTTCACGGGGCAGCCACTGGTGCAGGCGCGGGTGTATTCATCAAACAAGCTCTCGACAAGCTCAAGGCTGCCGGGATCGACCGTGTCGATCAATTAACCACAGAAGCTCTGCTCAATCCCGAGCTGGCGCGGACTCTGCTGGTCAAGCCGACGCCGGGCAATGCGCCATTCATCGCGCAGCGGCTATCATCTCACCTTGGGACGCTGGCGGGCTCTGCGGCGGTGCGCTCGCCCGCAATGCAGTTTTCCTGGCCTAACTAACGGCGGATACCGTCGAACAGCCAAGCGATCGGGTAGATCACTAAGCCTGCTACAACCCAGGACATTAATGCCGCAATGATCAGGTGCTCTGTTGTCGGCGGCTTTGTGCCTGGATTGAGGATCACCAGGGCACAGAAGCTGACCGGAATGAGCAAAAAGAAGCCGGCGACGATAACCAGCCGGTGAACGAACCTCATTGCCGCACCTCGCTCATCTGGCACGGCAGCCCTTGCCGGATATTGCTGACGGCGGCCTGGAGCCACTCCGCCGGGCAGGGCGTGTCCTTCGGCCAGGACGACAGCGCGTCGAGGCAGCTCTGCAGGTTGCGCGCCTTGCGCTCCGCATCGATGCAAGTCTGCATCGCGACGTAGCTGCTGCTGGTCGAGCGGCAGGCGCCGACGATGTCGGTGTTGGGCTCGGCCTGCGCGGCGAGCGCGAGGCTACCGGCGGTAAGCGCGCCGAGGATAAGGTGCTTCATTCTGCGGCTTTCCGCTCGGCATCGAATAACAGCGTCCGCAGTCGGTCGATCAATTGATCCTGCTTGCGGATATGCACCGCCGCATGAAGCCACGCGATAAAGTGCTTTGGCGCCGGGCGCTTGCCGCGCACCCAATCCGACACGGTGCCGGGGTTGACACCGAGATGGCGGGCAACCTCGATCTGCTTGAGATCGAGGCTGTCGAGGGCGGCGCGGATTTCTGGCGAGGTCATGCGTGCTGGACCGCTGAGTTGTAGCTCTCCGTTGCGGCATCTCCCCGATAGCCGAGGATTACGCGGGCACGCTTGCTGGTGATCGGATAGGCGCCCTGAGAGGCGGCATTCACACCGCCGTCGTCTTCGTGCTTCGCGACCCATGCATCACGCGCCGCCTTGGTTGCGAATGTGTGGACGTTGACCTCGTTGGCGAAGCCGCGGGGTGATTGTGCTGCGTAGAACATGTGCTCGTCTCCTGTTGACCACGCAGACATAATCGCGCCATCCGACCAGCACAAGGCCAATCATCGCGTCATACGATTTTAATGGTTAACGGGGATCGTGGTGGGCGCGGCAGGGATTGAACCTGCGACCCCCGGTGTTAATCCTCTGTCTCGTTAAGCGCAGCGATCTGGTCGGCGATCTGCTCGATCGCGGGCTGGACGTTGCGACCGCCGTATTGGCCGAGTGAGCGGCAAACATCGGCGCACTCCGTGATAGCCTCGCGCCGGCTGCGCGCGGCGAAGGCGTCAAGGGCGGCAGCAAATGAATCTCGGACCCCTATCCAATCTGCGCGGGTACGAAGAGCCAGGAACCGACCTTGATCCCACCACAAGTTTGCGGCCTCTATAGCCTCCGCGCTCGGCTGTTTTTCGGTCATCAGAATTTCTCCGGCCACAACTCGCGCATGATCGGGTCGGCACGATAGCGATTCTGCATGTCCGCTAAATCGTCTTGGTATACTGCGTCCCCATTGAAGTACTCCTCTGCCATCGCCTCCAGCCGCTCGGCCGGCAAGTCCCACGGCAGTGCGGCGCGCAGGATTTCGAGCGCGGAGGTTTTGTAAGGCGCACACTC